TTAAGCGGGCTTGACGAGCATCATCTGCGGGTTGGACCAGCGTGTTTCCATGCCGGTCTTGATCGATTGAGCAATGGCATCCTTGAACGGGCCAAGCACTTCCTTGGTAGCCATCGGGCCGACCGGGAGGCGTTTTCCATCCTCAGTCCGCTCGACAACCACCTGGTAGAGATCCACCTTGAAGGGCGACTTCCACCCTTTCGGCATCTTTTTCCGTTCAAACATTCTTGCCTCAATCAGCCGGTCAGGCGAACGCCCAGTTCAGGGTAGAAGGTAGTGGTGCCGTACAGGATGTCGATACGAGCCGGGAACACATCGTTGTTGATGTCGTAGGCTCGGATGATCCGCATGGAGATACCCTTGTAGGTCTCCCGCGCCTTGAAGTCGACGCCTTCCGGCAGTTCCAGCGGGACGGTGACGAGACCGAAGCAGTCCTTCACAAACCCCACGTTCTGCGGATAGGTGACGTTGGCGGAGCCAGAGATCACGGTGATGCCGGACAGGTTGGCCGGAGCAACCGAGACCGTTTGGTATGCACCAGTGGTCGTGATCGCGGGATAGATCGGGATCGATGCGTTGCCGCTCGCGTCCGAAGCAACCGGGCCGGTGACCAGGAAGTTCTGAAGGGCACCAGTGGACTTGCGGCTCTTCGGGTTGATCGCGTAGACGCCCGCGATGGTGATCACTTCACCGCCGAGGAACAGGGTCGAACGCGAAGCCGTCCAGCCGTTGGTGACCAGCGTCGAACCGGTCTGGCTGGCACCGTTGACCACACCCGTACCGGCATAGTTGCCGTTGGTGAGATTGGCGACGTTCTGGTCTTCGTAGATTTCAAAGTTCGCAATGTTGGCGAGGTAACCTTTCAGGGCGGGTTCGGCCACCGACTTCACGTAAACGCCGATCAGGGCATTGGCGAGCGCCCAGTAAGCGGCGGGGTTCAGAACCAGAACGCGGCCATCTTGCGGCACAGCGCCTTCGTCCATCCGTTGACCCACAGCAGCCAGGGCGGCAAAGCTGTTCGGGGCCGTACCAGCACCTTGAGGACCAACCCAGTTTTGCAGGGCGGTGGTGTTCTGGAGAACGTCGTAGTCCAGCTGGTTGGCAAGCTCGGCAGCTGCGGGCTTGATGTACCGCTCGGAGAACTCTTCAACCGTCAGCGTCAGATCCTGAGACGAAAACTGGAAGTCCACGTGCTTCTGGTTGGAGATGGTGATGCTGGTCGAGGGTTCGGAGATGTCCTGAATGGACAGGCCGGGACCGGAAGACACGAGGAAGCGGTTAGGCTTGCGGATCGTGACCGAGGAACCGATCTTCACGAATTGATTCTCGAACTGGCGGTTCACCTTGCCAGCAGCGACCAGATTGTTTTCAAGGATAACCAGCGTCTCCTTGGTGATGACGCTAGGATTAAGAAGAGCGTTGTTAGACATCCGAGGCTTCCTTATGACGCCCCGGATGTCCGAGGCTTAACGGCGACGAGAGGCAGCTATTTCGGAGGCTCGCCTTGCAGCGTATTCCTCCATGGTTTCCTGGTCGGGAGATTTAGGACCGGCGTTGGAACGCGAACCGACAGGCTTGATTGGATCAGGCTTGCGGCTCGGCGTCGGTGCTTCGCTTTGAGCACTCAACCGGGCTTCAATCTTCCCAATTTCTCGAACAGCCTGGATCGGGTCCAGTTTGGCAATCCGCGCCGCAGTATCTGGGTTCTGACCAAGATAATACGCGACGGCAGGACCGTCTTCAGACTCAAGCATGGCTTGCGCCATCGGCAAGCTGATCTGTAGATCGTCGCGTTCGGCAACCGCCTCGAAGTCGGGATGGTCAGCCATGAACGTTGCGCGGCGATCAGACCACTGAGCCTGTGTGCGCTCCATTTGAGCCTTCTGGCTTTCGTTAGAAACCCGCTGCCGCTCCTCTGCCCTCGCAAGCTGTTCAGCTCGTCGGGAGGACCAAGTGATCAGAGCCTCGTCATACGAATCAGGGTCATCGAACTGATGCCGCGCAGGGCGGGGATCATCAGTCTCGACCTTCTTCGCTTCGCCCTTGGTGCTGATAGCCTCAAGAGCGCGAGACAGATCCTGTTGGAGTTGCGTGGCTTTCTCTTCCGCCGCCCGACGTTTGTTGCGTTCGATAGTAATCTCGCGCTTCAACCAAGCCGGTGTGCCATCGGATTTGTCATCCTTTGGACTTTCGCCTGCTGATGTCTCAACAGTATCTGCCTTATCCTCTTTTTCCGGCTTGGCGTCAACTTGACCAGTCGGGTTAGCCTTGAACTGGGGGAAGTCCGAGGTCGCTGACGTCGGAGGCCCCGCCTTGGGAGTTGTTTCCATCGTCGTTGCGAGTTGATCCGGCATTCATCATTCCTTCTGCTTGCCCGCTTGATTGCGGTTTCGGTAGCGCAGACATCAGCTGCGTTACGTTCTGTGCCAGGTCCTCGATCTTCGATCCGACCTGTTTGTTCATGCTGTCTTCGGCCTTCTGGATGATGGCCATCAGCTTGACCTCGAAGTCGGCATTGATCTTCGCCATCATGATGTCGCGGTCCTTCTGCTTGTCGTTAAGCTGGAACGCCGCTTGCTGGAGCTGGGCCTGTGCCGCCTTCAGCTCCTGTTGCATGTTGTTGATGGCCGCTTGCACCTGCGGGGGGATGTCCTTCATGTCCTGGCCCATCAGGTTGGCAGGGACAGCCTTGGCCAGACGGGTTGCCATCTCTTCAGCACCCGGCCAGTCTTGGTTCTTGGCAATGAGATCCGCAACCAGTTGGGCGGTCTGCGGCATGGCACGGACGAAGTCCATCATGCTCTCGCTCGCCTCAATGCGCTTGGAGGCATAGGACGGGCCGATATCCACCGTCACACCGAACTTGCCGATTGTCGGGTTGAAGACCTTCATCTTCTTGCCGTTCGGGCCGGGCTGTTCCTGGTAAGGAAGATTGGCCGACGGGTCGATGACTACCTTCTCTTCCTTGTCGTCCTCGCGCAATATGGTGATCTGGCGCTTGGTGTCGTAGATCTTCGGGATCAGATCGATCAGCTGCCGACCACAGTGCTTCAGCGAACGTGCCAGGTTGTCCATGTAGTGGAACGAGCCAAGGTCGCCAGAACGGCGAAGCTCTCTAATAGCGCGGCCAGACTCATCCATCATCCTTTCATTCGGAGACGCATCAAACCTGATGCCCGTGGTCGCCATCATGTCCTGTGCAGCGCCTTGTGCAGCCTGGACAACACCCGCAGGTACGCCCGCAAACTGCTGACGTTGCGGCGGAGGTGCCAGAGTACCACCGAGCGACACACCTCGGTACGGGAGGTAAGGATAGTTCCTCACATTGGCCGACCGCCATTGTTCCTCGTAGCCTTCGATCTGGCCCTCTTCCACAATCCAGGGAGCCTTCGGAGCCAGAGCAATCAGCTCGGTCTCGCTTGTCTTCCAGTAGTTGTACATGCGCTGAGGGTCTTTGGCGTTTCGAATGACGCCGCTGTAGAAGACCTTGCCCTCGATATCGATCTCTTCGCCGATGACGGGGATGATAGGTATCCACAGGCCGAGCCATTCAGACTCCTCGAGAACTTCAGTTGCGGTGATCTTGTACCATTTGATGGTACGCTTCTCGGACTTCCTTTCGTCCACGATCTCAAGCGCACCGGAGCGGAGCATGTCCTTCGTCAGCTTTGAGAGATCAGCCTTCCAGCCGACGTATCCGTTGGACAGCTTCACAAGGTCTTCCATATCGACCTTGATTTCAAAATATTCCGCAACGCGGATGCCGTCCTTGCTGCTCCATTCCTTGTACTTGTCGCCGATCCCGCCCTGGTCGTAGGCTTCCGTGTCCGCGTCAGGGTACAACGCCTTGAACTCGTCCATCGGAATCATCTCGGTGACGAACGCATACTTGCAGTCGGCACCGTCCGGTTCCTGATGGTCTGGGTCGAGATAGACGGTGAACGGGTTCCTGATCCGCTCAATCTTGATCACCTGGTCAAAGCTGTCAGGGGCTTCCCAGTCCGTGCGGATGCGGAAATACCCAAAGCCGTTGGAGACCGCAGATTCAAACGCCGTGTCATAGGCAATGTCCGCCGTGCTTTCGCGTTCAATCGCACGTATCAAGCCACGATACACTTTCGCCGCGTCGGGGTCGGAGCGATCTCCGACAGGCGACACGTTGATGGCTGGGCGGTTCTGGCGTTGGTCGTTCGTGATCTGATGCACAAACGTCTGCATCTTGTTGATGGTCAGGCATGGGCGTTTGTCAGTGTTGCGTTGCGCTGCAACATCGGCAGGCCATTGCTCACCACGCTTGAACTTCAGATCTTCCAGCGCAGCCTTACGGTTATCGCTTTCGGACTCAATGCAACGCGACATACGCTTGCGAGCGCGTTCAAGAATCTCATCATGGGCTTCCTGCTCCTTGGGCTTGTCAGTGCCTAGCGGTTTCCAGTCGTCGCCCCATTCGTCGTCGTCGTACGCTTTCTTGTCGCCCTTGCCCATCATAGGACCGCGCTTGTTCATGCCCGCCTGAACACTCGGCATCTTGATCTTGCCGTCGTTCGGAGCCTTGCGGGGATTGTTCAATTCGGCCACGGAACTACCTCACCTGGGTCGAGGCGCAGACGCATAGCCTCCTCAATCAATTCTAACGCTTCCGCCCTCTTTTGGCGATAGGCTCGTCCTTCAGGGAACGGCATCACCATGTAGTATTCCTGACCAGCGTGATCGAACATCGACAGGCGCACCGCGTTGCAGCCCAGCACCACCGACCAGAAGCGAAACTCCTTATGCACTCAACCATCCTTGCGAGCCGGTGATGGTGGTGACACGGGACGGAGATGTCATCTTCGGCCTGGCAATCTTGTGAGCCACACCAAGCGTCCTTAGCGCATCAGCGCCGTGAGAAGACCAATCATGCACTGGGCTAGACTTATACTCGCCAAGTCGAGAATTATAATCACGCCGATAATGGCTAAGCGCGTCCAATCCAGCCTTGCACCGCGTCTCGTCGAACCATAGCTTGGGGAAGAGCATCCGCGTTGCGTGAATCCCGTCCTCCAGCCCAAGGCTCGGCGAGGTCTCGAACTTGATGCCAAGGTCTCTAGCCGCTTCGATCCGAGAACGGCCAGTGCCAAGCTCTCGCACAGCAATGTCCGCTGGTGCTGTGTGCCGTCCGTAGAGATAGCCTTTCTTGTCGAGGACTGCTGCATAGTGGGGGAACCCTTCTCCTGTGCACTCGTAATAGTCTATCACGCGGATCTCGCGGCCCACATCCTGGGTGAACCAGATGCACATGGCGTCCCGCATACCGAGATCCCACCACGTGTCCACTCTGATGGTAGGCTCTACAGGGACGCGAGTGATCCGACCCTCCGCCCGCGCAGCCTGGAGCTGGTCGGAGTAGATCGCACCTCCGACGATAGGTTCATCCCACCGGCCATCAAGCAAAGCTCTGCGGGTCTGGTCAGGCAGCATCATCAGGCGTTCGCGGTAGCCTGAATTGGTCAGATGCGGGTTGTCGTACAGGCGGGAGGGAATGAACCGCCTACGCCAGACGCGGTCCCCGTACGTGGTCTTGGATAGTGTCGCGTCGCCTTCGGGTCCAATCCCGAACCGGTCGGCAATCCACTTGGCACCTGGCCCGTCGGGATTGCATGTAGCCCTCACATACACCGGGATGTCTAGGCGGTCAGGCGCCCGCAGCCGGGAGATCATGTACTCGTAAGCGGTCGGAGACGACCATTGCGCGAGCTCTTCCCAGCCGATCCACTGAAACTGGCGGGACTGATACCGTTGCACGTCGCTGTCGCGGTCAAGGTAGCCAAACTCGATGCGAGCACCGGACGGAAACCGCCATTCGTTGCCCTGAGTATGGAATTGAGCGGTGGGGCAGATAATGGGATAGATTGCCCTGGTCCGGTCCACGACCTCCTTCAGCTCTGAGTAGGTCCGACGAAGGATCAGGGCGCGATACTCGGGCTTCGTGTAGGCATCCCAGCCAAGCGCATCCATGATGAGCGCATCGGTCTTCCCTCCACCGGCAGCGCCGCCGTATAGCACTTCGTCCTCGGAAGCGGCCAAGAACTCAGCTTGGCGGGTTGTGGGGGTCCATACGGTGGGTATCATGGCCGGTGCGGCACTCCGTCGGGTGGCAGGATGCCCGATAGCATCATTTCGACAGCCACGCTAACCGGGCCACTAATGCGGGTGGTTCCACGTTCATAGTCGCGGATGCTTTCGCCGGGATCTCGCCCGCCTAAACGTAAGCAACGCCCCATCTCAGCCATTGAGACAGGACGCCCAAGGTTCCAGAGGACGCCTAAGCGCCCCCTGGCTTCATTGAGTTCAGGTCCGGTCATGCCGGCACCTTAGGCTTGAATGCCAGCAGCAATGCCGCTTGAACGTCGCGGCGATGGTCCCAGCATCCTGCCAAGACCTCGCGGGCGAACGCGTGTTCCCCGTCCTTGGTGGCGAGGTCTGCAATGATGCGGCGGGCTTCTTCGATGGCGCGCATTTGCTTTTCTCCTAGAACAGCGAGGGAGCCATGAACGGCTGGGCGGCTTCGATTCCAGCCTTCTTCGCCGCAGCGTAAGACCGGAAGAAACCCTTGCGGTCCAGCAGCACTTCGCCATCGTCAGCGGTGATGACGTATTCAAACACCTTCCCGTGCAGGCGATAGTCGCGGCAGACAACGAGGGAGAGGTTTTCGTATTGCTTGGTCATTTTGTGGCTCCTTGCCTGGGGCGTCGCCCCGTTGATGAGCTATATAACCACGGCATTATCCGTATTGCAAGCGGGAAAATTAGGGACATTGTCCGATAATGCGCTTGACGATGCGGAGAATATCCGTATTATGTACATATCAACGGGGCGACGCCCCAGGCAAGGAGCCACAAAATGACCAACTACATCTCCACCACCGACACCGCCAAGCTCATCCGCGCCGCTTTGAAGGCTGCGTTCCCCGGCGTGAAGTTCAGCGTCAACTCTGACAAGTACGCTGGCGGCTCTTCCATCCGCGTCAAGTACACCGACGGCCCTGAGCTGGCCAAGGTTGAGGTTGTCGCCAAGGAATTTGTGGGCAGCGTTCGCGACTATGACGCTGATTGCAACATCACCCGCGCTGTTGAAATCGATGGCGTCCGCACTGTGTACGGGCCGGATTATGTGTTTGTGTCGCAGCAGGTGTCGCCAGCTCGTCAGGCTGCCATCAACGCCGCTCTAAGGTCCATGACGCAAGGCGAACGGTCTCGCCTGGCTCGCAAGCTGGGCCTGCCGTCTTATCTCAATCTTGAGCCGGACGGGTTCGACTGGGGTTGTCTGGTCCACAATGTTGCTGTGAGCATTCCAGCATAACGGGGGGCTTCGGCCCCCTTACTTTTTGCGGCTTAGAGCGATGGCAATGGCCTGATTCAACGGTTTCCCCGCCTTGCGCTCGGTCTTGATCTTCGAACTGGTGGCTTTGCGGGATTTGCGCGGCATCAGATCAGGTTCTGCACAGTGGATTCGGGTTGCCACATTTGGGCAAGCAGCATCATGGCTTCGTCCTGGTCTTCACCTCGTGCCATCCTGACAGACAGAGCTGCATTCAGGATAGCTAGGTTAGGCTCAAAAAGTTCCAGCGTGTTGAAGTCGTCAAACATCTCGCGGCGGATCCTTTCTAGGCAGCTCGGCAATCCCAAGCGGCATCAGGCTTGGATCTTGGCCCACTGCCACCGATTGCTGGGCTTTGCCGTAGCCTCTGTCTAGTAGCTCCTTGATGGCAGCTACCCGAACGGATTCGGTTTGAGAGTTCAACGCCAGCCGGGCAAGTTCGCGAATGATGTCGCTTGCATGCTCATTGGCCAGCGCCTTGATGTCTACCTTATCCTTTGAGCCTTTAGGTCTGCCCATGCCTGCGCGTGTCAAATTCGCGAGGCTACGCGGGTTAACAGCCATCTCTAATCAATCTCTAAATTGAGATCACTTCGACTTCATCTTCATGCCCTTAATGGGGGCAGTCGGACGCTTCGGTTGCATCTTGGTTTCAACTCCAAGAGCGCCAGGCACATGACGGCTGTCAAGCATTCGCGGATGGTGCGGTGAGCTGGTATGGATCGGATGCATGGCCTTGGTCGGACGCGAACCGCTGCCCACGTAGTTTTTGTGAGGCGAGGACATCCTGTCCTGAATGGCGTTGCCCTTGCTGATCTTGGCAAAGTGCGGAGCGGTCGAGCCGGGGGCGTCGTGAAGAATGGCCATTGTAAACTCCTGCCCGGTGGGCGCTGAATTAGTGACTTAAAATACTCTTAACGCTAGGCATATGCAACGGTCAGATCGGTTGCGCCGCTTGTAACCACCGTAAGTCCAGTGCTGAACGCGATATCATATGGAATCACCAGCGGAATCGCCGTCAAGCCTAGCGTTATGGTGCCTATCTTTGTTCCTGATGCGGTGAGGCTATCGTAAATGGTGATGGTTGCCGAGGCCACGGCAGTGTTGACAATGATGGCCCGCAAGCCGCCGGAACCTGATTTTACCGTGGTTGTGGTCGCGGTGGTGATGTTTGAATAGGATCGCCCAGCTTCAATCACCCTCGCGACGCCGGTCCCTGATGGTCCAACACCTACCGAGATCTGATTCCCGTTGAGCTGGTCAACGTTGGTAGACCAATGCAGGTTGTCTTGCATCACGGTCGAAACGGTAGCGGACGGTCGCAAAGTAATTGTCGCGGTGCCACTGGTTACCGTGTTGCCTCGAAACCTTACACCCGTGAGACCGGCGAATGATCCTTGGCCGGCGGCATTGGCGGTGAATGCGCCCACTGCTGCACTGTTCATGGGTGTTGCCGTCGTTGGGTACCAGTTGGTCCCGTCTACGGTAGCCTCCAGAACAATCAGACCCGCCCACGTTCCACTTATTGAAAACCCAAACGTGCTATAACCGCCCACCGTAGTTGTCAGAGAAACAGATTGATTTGACGTAATCGTCCCCGTTACCGACGAGCCATCCGGCGATGATACAAATACTGGGTTTGAAGGCCCATTGGTCTGCATCACACCGTTGTTAATGACGTCAATCGTAGCCACTAGCTCATAGCTTCCTGTGCGATCAAACTCGCGCCGACCGATCCCGCAAAACCGGACGGCGTGGTGATTGCCACCGTCAAAATGTCCGGCTGGTTGCCCTGAACGTTGTTGTAGAGCGGGAAAAACTGACTGAGGTCGTAGGTTTGCAGACCGCCGGCCGGAAGCGGCGCGTTGTAAACCACTTCCCCTCCAGTGAGAGCGGTTGCCGAAACGTCCCGCTCGCCAAATGAATTGAGAGACCCAAGGCTGTACATGGTCGCGAACGACGGAGAGGTCAGCACAACAGGTGACGAATACGTCGAGCTGATGAGTTCCAGTGTACAGTTGGCGCTGGAGTAGATTTGCAGGGTTTGCGGGAGAATCTGGCCTCGGTCGATCATGCCAAGAATGTAGGGACCGCTGGTAGCTGGCAACACAGGAAGCGGCCCGCCCTGGACGTTGTCCACTACCGTCAGAACGCTATTGGTGTTGGCGATAACGCGGCCAACAGTCCCTTGGCCAGTCGCATAGGTAATGGTCCCGGTGACGGTACCGCTGGCGGCGGTGTTGAATGTGAACGTGCTTGCAGTCACGCCAGTGATTTGCACCTGGCCGTTGATTGTTCCGGTTGCCGAGGCTCCGGCAATCGTGACCCATCGTCCCACCGTGAGGTAATTTGGGTTGGCCGACGTTGTGGCCGTGGCGACGCCGCTTGTGATTGTGATGCCGGTGATGGATGCCGTAGCGCCTCGACAGTAGATGTATTTTCCGACCCACGCGCTCTGCGTTAGCGGAGTACCCGTCAACGTAATCAAGGAGCTGGTCGCGGTTGAGCTGACCGCGCTGATGTTAGCGCCGCCAGTGGGGAGCGTACCGTTAGAACCGGAGTAATTGCTGTCCACGCCGTATTCCATCGTGCCCATCGGACGGTAGCGGAGCGACAGCAGCGGATAACGAGTCGCAGCAGATCCAGGCGAACGGGTCGGCGTACCAGCCGCCATGCCGTATCCGTACGTAAACCCGCGTTGGGCGTCGCGCTGACCCTCAACGATCACAGACACACCCCAGTGATTCATTGTCTGAGCAGCGGCGACAGTGCCTGTGTTGCGAAGTTCATATCGAACCGGGAGGTTGCCAGTTCTGGCCCACGGAATATTCTGCCCGCCGTTACCCTGGCCGATCTGGTGCAGCGTGTAGGGTTCGCCGTTCAGTATGCAGCCCCAGCGCATCAAGCCTGCACCGTACCAGGCGTATTCCATCCACATCATCTGGATTTGCTGCCAGTTGATGCTTTGGGCAACGCCGTAGGGGTCTTGCCACTGGTTGAGCGGGATGACGGTGTCGTAGGGCACTCCGCGAATGTCGGAACGATACATCACCTGCATGCCGGTGGGGTTGGTCGTCGTCGGAGTGAAGATCTGAAAACACATGCCATTGGCATCGTCGAGGAATCCGACCCGTTCGACGTGGTTTACAGCGGGACCGCCGAACGTAAAACCGGTAGCCATGTACATGGTTTTACCGGGCTGGTAGCGGTGATAGGGCCGGGTCTGGCGAATCGCGAGATCCCCTGACGCAGTCGTGACGGCAAGCTGAACGCCGCCAATTCCAGAAATCGGAGTAATGGTTGCGCCGCCGACCGTGTAGTTTTCCCAGCGCATAAGCTGGCCGCCGTATTCGAAGTCCGCTTCATAGACGTTGTTGTGAGACGTGATCTTGAGGCGTCCGGTGTTATCGCGTATGCGCTGCGGGAACTGAGTGACCAAGCTGTTTTTCTCGCCCACCGTCGTCATGACGTTGGTCAGGTTGTTGAATTGGTCAATCGTCGCCATCGTCAGACCCTTAAATCGATTTTCCGCACTTTATCACGCCGCAACCGCTCTTCATAGGCTCGCACCCCGTGCACAATGGTGGAGTGATCGCGCCCACCAAACAGCTTGCCAAGGAGGGGATAGGACAGGCCAGACAGCTTTCTGGCTTTCCACATTGCCTCATGCCGAATTTTTGAGATGTCCGCATGGCTGTCGTAGGCCATCATCCGGCAAACACTGATCGTGTAGGATTCCGCCACTTCCTGAATGGCTTTTTTAGCGAGCTGGTGGCGGGTTTGCGTGGTCGGCTCAACGTTACCCCGCCAAATCGAGAGCATCGTCCACCTCCGCCGCCTTGTTGGTTTCACCGTTTCCGCGAGGTCTCACTTTCGGTCGGTAAATCTTGGCTTCGGGAAGACCCATATACCGCCGCCAGACTGCGCGGCTAAATCGATACCAGTTCTGTTTTTCAATATCGGTCATTTTTGGCCACCTTTACCGGGTCAGGTCTTACGGTTGAAAACATCAAGCCAATGCCTTTTGCCTTCAAGTATTTCCCGGCCACCTCCTGAATCTTCGACATTGCAAAAGAGTGTCGGGACACAATCGTGTTTTTAGCCACCAGATAGCTGGCCGGGTCAATGTAGCTGCTAACCCAGTCAATGCCGTAGAGGTCTATCATCTCTTCCCGCAGAGCTGATGGGCCAGCGAACAGGGGCATGCCGGGGTTTGGCTTGTTGTGGAACTCATGCACTGAGACCTTCTCCTCTTTCATACATGGCCAGCAGTTCCTTCTGCCGGCGGTTGTGTGCCTCCAGGTCGAACCCGGTGTGTGTTTGCTCCTGGCGTTCATCGTCCCACCGTTCACCGTTCAGCCATGTGCTGGCGTGAGGGATAAAGTCTGCTTTGGCGGTGAGTGTGGGGAGCAATCGTTTCAGATCGGTTAATATCTCATCAGGTGGGTGTTTCTTGATGGCGGTGGCGTAAGCCTTCCGCGCCGCACCCTTCCCTACTTTTTTGGGATACATCGACCAAAATTCGGCGAAGCCGTCAGGCTTGGCCAAGAGTGTTTTAATCTTATTAGGTTCTAATGTTGGTTCTGGGGGTGTCACTGTGACCGGGGGGGGGTGTCTCTCTGACACCATGCCAGGTGTCACTGTGACACCTAGGCGCAACGTTATCAGGTCGGTCGTTCGAGATCCGTTGTCGCGAATCCGATGCTCTCGCCCGATAAGCCCCTTCTCTTCCAAATTCCTTAACGCCCGCTTGATGCTGGCCAGCGAGAGGCAAGTGATATCGGCTATTTTCTGCTGCGACGGCCACGCCTGATCATCCTGGTTGGCGTAATTCGCCAAGGCAATCAGCGTTAGCTTTTCTGGGGGTGATAAATCCTTGGCTTTCAAGGCCTGGAATATGGCTTCAATGCTCATCGGACACCTTTGCGGTTGTCCGGCAGACGCTCTTCGCCTATCATCTGAAGGCTTTAAGCAATCGCCGGTGGTTGGCGGTTTCAGAGGGGGTCGAGTTTGCAGCTCGGCCCCTTCGCCCTAACATCTCCCAATTTGAGCGGAGGCGCAAGCCATGAAGAAGCCGATGAAGTCCAAGGGTTCCAAGCAGACGCCGCTCATGAAGGCTTCTGAGATGAAGGCCATGAAGGGCGCCAAGCCGTCCAAGAAGGACATGCGGAAGGCGAAGAAGTAGGTCACCGGCCCACGATTGTCCGCCAGTACCACCGGATGCGAGCGCAAAACACTTGCACCTCTAAAGTCTCTTGACCCGTCATGGCCCAGGTTCTGGCAACACGCCCGAGCCTTGGTTCATGGCGGCTGTTCATGGCTCGCCCGACCGCCTCGTCGATTAGTTTTTCTCTCAGGTCCACCGCCTGATCCTCCGGTGTTCCAAGTCCTTTACGCCACCTTTCCACGTCGTTTGCACAAACGCTCTCGTCATATGATACGGGCAATATATTTTCCCCCCGGTAGGTTCAGCGCAAAATAAATGCTCGTCGGTCTGTAATACCGGCCAGTGACATTCAGATCTGCCAAGCTGACCGAGTGTTTTCATTTTTCCGCCGCCAAGCTGAGAAGATGGAGGAACGTGTCCTCCTCAAGGTAGAAACGCCAGTCACCGTGATCGGCCCTGATGGCCAGAATTTCTACACCCGCCAGCCAGCCCTCCAGCGTCATAGGCGGAAGCTTTCGGCGTTTGACCTCCACGCGGAACGTTTGATCCCCAAACACCATGCGGAGATCGCCTTGGAGGCCAGCGGATCCGATGCGGGTCCCAAATGCCCCGGACGCTGGCTGTTTACGCACAGTGACGCCAGGCACTCGCTCCAGTAGCTTGAGCAGCTCTGTCTCACCCCGGGAGCCTTTGGACTTGGATTTTATCGCCAAGTGACGCACTCCACGCCAAGCTCGACTTCCATGCGTATGGCAAGTTTCAAGCTGGGTTTGTGAACGCCAGAGATCATCCGGCATACAGCGGCGGCGGATATGCCAAAGCGCCGCGCCAGCTCGGACTGGCTGATGTCGTTGTCGAGCAGATACTGTTTCAGGGTCATGAATACGGTATGCCGTTTTTTTGCGCGAGACGCAATAGACGCTTGACACTCTGTAATCGCCGCGCAATGATGGCCTTACAAACGAGGGAGCAAGCACATGTCCACCTACGCAACCACATCGCTGGAAATTGAGATTGGCATAAGCGGCACTTACGAGAGCGGAGACCGCAGCGTCGGCTGCCCCGGCGGCTACGTTGACCACGAGGTCGAGCAGTTGGGCGTACTGAGCCACGAACGTAACGCTGCCGGAAAGTCCGTGTGGATTTCCAAGAGCCTGATGAAAGGCGTGGATGTCCGGTCAAAGGACATCCAGCAGCTCTTTGCCAACATCCTTGAGCATTGCGATCTGGAAGCCTGGGCGGGAGAGGCCGACGCTAACGAATGCGATTTTTACGATTACGAGCGCGACCCGTATGCGTGACGATGCGCTGCTCGCCGGTCAAGCTGGACGGGTGCTGTGATGATCTGGCACAGTGGTGGCGACGTCATGTGGAACGGCGCTCGCTTGCAGGCTTGGCAAGCTGAGTTTCTGGATGACTTGTGGGCGGACGAATGCCGCGCTGCGTTCCAAGCTAACGACCAGCGCAACGCCGCCCGCATCCTTGTCCTTCGCGATGAACTCAATGCGGCGCTGGATGCCGCTATCAATTGGAAGAAGTGCTCATGACTCCCGAATTTGCAAAGGCCCTTGTGGCCGCTCAGAAGGCCACCTATCCGGTGTACAAGCAGGCCACTAACCCTGCGTTTCGGTCAAAGTATGCCGATCTGGCGGCGGTTGTTGAGGCCACTATCCCGGCGCTCAATGAGGCGGGGATTTCCGTCCTCCAGATGCCAGACTTTGACGGTGAGCAACTGATCCTCACCACGGTGCTGATGCACGTTTCCGGCGATAGCCTCACTCACGTCATGCGTATGCCGGTGAGCAAACGAGATCCGCAGGGGATTGGCTC